TAGCGTTTCATGTGTTAAGGATTGGTAGGCTCGCAACGGCGGGCCTACTTATTTATCTTTATAGCATGGCAAATAGGCTACAACGCCTCCTGGGTGTATTCCAGCGGGCACGCGTCGCGAAGTATGACAGCACAAGCATTGCTGCCCAGATGGGCATTAATGGCTACGGCTTTCGGAATATCGTGATGAATGAAACCAACAGCATGGCAATCTCCGCTGTCTACGCTTGCGTGAGCAAGATTAGTAGCTCTATCGCGGCGATGCCTATGCTGGTGATGCGTCGGGGGCCACAAGGTATAGAGCATGCGCCGAATAACAATGCGCAAATTCTGCTCAGCAACCCAGCTGAATACTGTACAGCTTACGAATTCTTTGAGAGCTTAATAGCTCAGGCCTGTATGTATGGCTGCGGCTACGCTGAGATAGTCAGGGAGCAGGGACAGCCAGTAGAGCTGAAGCTGTTAAACTACTACGACGTGCGCCCAGTCGACGACACTTACAGCGCATACAAGCTAACTAACGGCCGCATCCTTCGCGATATGCAAATGCTCGTCATTTGTAACCTGGATCGCATGAGTCCGATACGCTTGCACGCTCAGAACATCGGGCTTGCTAAAGCGGCTGAAGAGTACGGCATGCAGTACTTTGCTAACGGCGGCCAGATGACTGGCGTTCTTAGCTCTGAGCAGCCGCTAAAGAACGAGCAGATAGAAACGATTCAGCAAAGCTGGAACCAAAGCAGTAACACTGCCGGCACCAAGCTCCTGCCTTTCGGCTTCCGCTACAACCGCATCGGCATTCCGCCAGAAGAAGCGCAGTTTATTCAGACTAGAAAATTCCAAGCTGAAGAGATCTGCCGCATTTTCAGCGTTCCGCCTGCGCTGGTGCAGCTTGAAAGCCAAACGACATACAACAACGTCGAGCAACAGAACCTGATGTTCAGGCAGCATACGCTCCTACCCTGGGTTAAGCGCATCGAGCAGGAGCTAGACCGCAAGCTTATCGTTGGCGTTGACGTGCGCGACCACTACATCCGCCTAGATATGGACTCGATGTATCGCGCGGACAATAACACGCGAGCGCAGTATTACAAGGAAGCTATATCTAGCGGATGGATGAGCATCAATGAAGTGCGCAAGCGCGAAGACATGAACCCTGTCACCGGAGGCGATACGCACACAGTACAAGTTAACCAGATCGCTCTAGACCGCTTGCAGGCTTACAGCGACAAACTCACACAAGATGGAGGAACAAAAGAATGAAATTCTAAAGCGCACAGCTGAACTGCGCGCAGGAAAGAAGCCAATGACGCTAGAGGGCTATGCAGCTCTCTACGATGAAGAGACAGTCGTAGGCGGCCAGCGTGAGCGCATCGAGCGCGGAGCGTTTGAAGGCCGCTTAGATGACGACGTCAGGCTGTTGTTTAACCACGACAATAACATGCCGTTTGCGCGCACGACCAACGGCACGCTAAAGCTTTCGCTAGACGAGAATGGGCTGTACTATAAAGCCGATGTTATCGACACTCAAGCTGGCCGCGATCTATATGCAATGGTCAAGCGTGGCGACGTATCGCAGAGCTCCTTTGCGTTCAATATCAGTGAACGGCGTTTCGATGAAGGCGTTATGGTTATTGAGAAAGTAGGGCAACTTTATGACGTTTCTCCCGTAACTTACCCTGCGTATGAAGCTACTACCGTAGTGGCTCGTCAGAAAGAAGAAAATAAAACTGTAGAGACTATGCGTAAATACACGCTTGAAGATCTCCAGGCATTGCGCAAGCAGAAGAGCGAAGAGCACCAGAGCTTTGTCGCTAAGCTTGACGAATCCACTGAAGAGATCAGCGACAACGATATGATCGTAGCGCGCAATATGGTAGACGAGCTGGCTAAGCTCGACAAGAAAATTGAGCTGAAGCGCCAAGAAGCTGATGCTGCTGCACGCCTTGCGCGCGTTAGCAACGTAAGCAGCCAGAGCGAGCAGCGCGAGGTTAACAAGGTGAACAGCAAGTTCAGCCTGCAGCGCGCTATTACTAGCATTGCTGAAGGCCGCCACCTTACTGGCGCTGAACTGGAATGGGCTCAGGAGTACAGCCGCGAAGCCGCTCTCGCTGGTATCAGCTCTAACGGTAACATCGGCATTCCTGGCGTTGCGCTTCGTGCTGGTTCAGCTGACGACTTCCAGGCTACTGGCGGCGGTGACGGCTCCGGCTTTGTCGCTACTGAGGTAGGCAACGCTATCGAGGCGCTGCGTGCTCCCGCTATGATTCAGCAAGTTGGCACCACTGTGATTAACAACGCCACTGGCAACCTGCAGTTTCCGCGTGTAAGCGTTAAGGCTATTGCTACAGCTGAGGGTGAGGTAGATGCTAGCGCTTCCAGCACTATGGAGATGGACACGGTAACGCTCAGCCCCTTGCGCGTTGCTAACAAGACGACTTACTCCAAGCTCCTTTTGATTCAAGGCGGGCCCGATGTCGATGCTGTTATCGCTCGCGATCTGATTGGTGGCGTTAACACGCTGATTGACCAGACTGCTTTTGCAACTGTCAACGCAGCGCTTACCGCAACCAGCACAACGGAGCTTACTGCCGATAATGCTGCTGATGCAATCTTCGCGCTGGAAGCTGCTGTAGCTGACGCCGGCACTGATATGAGCAACCTGAGCCTGGTAGCTAGTACCGACGACGCTCACAAGTTCTTGCGCCAAGCGCCAGCTGTCGCCAGCATCACAACGCTGCTTGGTGAGTATCGCTACTTTGCTACTCCACACATTAAGGAAAGTGGCAAAGAGGTTGCTATCCTGGGTAACTGGGGGCAAGCTGCTATGATTGCCTTCTTTGGTGGCATCGACTTGTTAGTTGATCCGTACAGCGCTGCTGGCACTGGGCAAATCAATTTGCACGTCAACCGCTTCTATGGCTTCGGCATTCGCCAAGCTGCTGCGCTTGCCATGCACGAAGCTACTGCTACCTAATAGCTTCGCAGACAACATCAAGAAAGCCCGGCCTAACAGCTGGGCTTTCTTATTTTTATGCTATGCAAGTCACTATAGGCGCTTTGCAAACCGACGTGAGCTCTACGTCGTTAGCCGAGCAGATTATTTCAACAGTGGAGCTCAAGAAGCATCTACGTGTAACTCATGCACTTGAGGATACTTTGATAGAAGCTGCACGCCTCTCAGCCATCGCCTACGTTGAAAACTACTGTAACGTGCTTTTAGGCTCGTATTCTGCTACAGGATACCTTCGACAGTGGCGCTTAGCTACCTTTCCAGTGGGACCGCTCTCAGCGGTGGGTGATGTTAAGTATGACAACCAAAGCGGAACAGAGCAGACTTTGAGCTCTACGCTAGTCCATTACGACATTCAGCGTCAGCCAGGGCAGATATACTTCCACGATGTGCCTAGCTTAGAAGAGTACGAGCTTACGCCTATCCGCATTGAGTTCACAGCTGGCTACGCTCCGGCAGACATTCCCGCTCCCATCATTAGCGCGATTAAGCTTATCGTTGGCCATCTCTACGACATGCGCACAGATGAGGTGAGCGGCACCATAACTACTCGCGTTAAGCTGGGCACTGACGCTTTGCTTAACGGCTTCCGCATTCTGCATCAGCCATGAAGAACGCAGGCCTTAGAGATAGAGCTATCACGCTCCGGCAGGTGACGCTTGCGCAAGACGACTACGGCCAGCCGACGGCGGCCAGCTCGACAGATACCAGCATGTGGGCGCAAGTTGTTTATGCTGGCAGCGCAAGCGAAAGCATGAAGGCTTATCAGATCTACCCGCAACGCGACCTGGCATTTATCGTTCGGCACCCTAACCCTAGCGACGACGCTGGCGGCCTGTCCATCGCTCAGGATGACACGATTATATTCGAGTCGCGTGAGTATGACATCTTGGGCTTTGAAGAGATAGGCCGGCGCGACGGCTTGCGCATCTTCTGCAAAGAGAGGGGAACAGATGGGCGTTAGGCTTAGAGAGTATTTAGCTAGCCGGCGCGGTGGTGGCCGCGGCGTTAGCGCTGCTGAAGTCAACACGCGCATTGAAGGCTTCAAGGAATTCGAAAAGCGTCTAGCTAAGCTGGGCGACTTCCCGAAGGATATGTATAAGGAGTTGCGAGCTGAGAACCACCGCATAGGGCGCGTAGCGGCTCGCGTCATTAAGAGGCAGCTGCCAGCTAAGGGCACCGAGTTTCATTTGTACGAGCGGCGCAACAAAGGCCGCGACAGCAGTCCAGGCAAAATACTTCGCACGATACCAGCGGGCACCTTGCGCCGAAGCATCAGAACTTGGAACAGCAAAGGCAGTAAGATCAACGTTCAGGTTGGTCCGCGCGGGCGCCGGGGCAGCATCCGCTATGACGGCTTCTATGCTGGCATCGTTGAGGGCGGTCACACTGGAGGCCGCAACCGCAGTGTAGGCTCCAAGTTCTACAACAAGATTCGCCCAACGCTGAAAAGCTTAGAGCCACGCATGCGCCGCATCCAGCTCGTCAGCTACAAGCGCATCTACAACAACTGGATAAAGAAGCTCTAAAAAAAAAGAAACGCCCCGCAGCGATGCTGATAGAGGCGCTCCCATTCATACCCGTTCAAAGATAAGCAATAATGGAAACAGGCAAAGCGATTTACTACCTGCTTAAAGACAGCGACGCTGTAGGCGCTATCTGTGC